CCGTCGGGATTATTTTTCTTGATATTTTGTGTTATTATGTGTTGGGTAATATTATTGTAAGTGCTTGATATATAGTGTTTTTTGGTAACGTTAAATTGTATTTTGTGACCTAAAATAATATTAATGTGACCTAAATGTGACCCAAAATATTTGCAGCTATCAATATAATTTTGTATCTTCGCACCGTGATTCAAAATATTATATTATGGCTACAACTCAATTGAAACTATCGTCAAAGGTGGATGCCAATGGCAGAAGCCAAGTTATCGTAAAGCTGACTATAACACGAACCAACAGACCGTGTTTCAAGTCAGGTGTATTTGTAAATCCTGAATGGTTTAAGGTTATTCAGGAAACAAAGAAAGGATCCGTATATGGTATAGTAGTCCCAAAGAAGGGAAAGCTCAATCTGCTGGACGTGAAAGAGGCAGAGACCCAGAAAGCAGCTCTTGACTCTTATATCAGCAAACTTACTGCAGTCTGCAATGTCCTGACAGCAAGCCTTGACAATGTAGATCACGAATCCATAGAAGAAGCTATGAGCCTCACACGTCATCTTTCGGCAGGTGCAATCACTTACCAGACTATTCTTGATGCGAAGAAACAACAGGAAGAAAGAAGCACCGTTTCAAATGATAGATCTTTCTTTGGCTGGATGGAACACTATATCTCAAGAAGTAATGTTGTAGAGGGACGAAAAAGATCATTCAGGGTACTTGCAAGGTCACTTGCACGCTATCAGTCTTTTGTTAGGCTGACAGACCGCCAGCGCAAGAATTTTTCACTCGAGATAGACACAATAGACAAACAGATCATAGAAGATTTCTTTGATTACCTATCTAACGAAAGAACCTTATCTAAAGAATATCCAGAGATATTCGGGAAGTTGCTATCGGAGTACCCCGTAGAATTTTCTCCAAAGCATAAGACACCAGAGATCGCAGAACGGGGAAGGAATATCATTCTTGAACGAATGAAATACTTCAGGGCCTTCTATCACTGGCTTAACGATAACGGCATAACTGACAACAGGCCTTTCCATAACATCAAGATCGAGGCTGGAACCTATGGCACACCTTATTATCTGAATTTAGAGGAAAGGAACACAGTAGCCGATTATGAGATAGGAAACAAACATTTGGAAACGCAGAGAGACATTTTTATTTTCCAGTGTCTTGTCGGGTGCAGATACAGCGATTTGCAGAAGTTGACAGAAAAGAGTTTGGTTAGGCAAAACGGAATAGTTGCTATTGAGTATATTCCGAGGAAAACCAAAGATAAGAAGCCGGTTATCGTGAGTGTCCCCTTGAACTGCAGGGCAATGGCCCTGGTTGAAAAGTATAAAGGTCTTGACCGGAAGGGTAGGCTATTCCCTTTTATCAGTATGCAGAAATATAACGAGGCTGTGAAGGAGATTCTTACTGTTTGCGGGATAAGGCGCATTGTTCCTGTTATCAATCCAACCACAGGAGAGACAGAGCAGAAGCCGATTTGTGAAATAGCATCGTCGCACATGGCGAGACGTACCTTCATAGGCAACTTGTATAAAAAGGTGAAGGATCCTTCACTTATTGGATCAATGAGCGGACACGTAGAAGGCTCCAGGGCATTTGCAAGATACCGAGACATAGATATGGACATCAAGAAAGATACAGTCGCATTAATCGATTAAGCAAATAAGATGAATTATGAACGAGTTTTTTCTATCGAATAGGTTTCTAATCAATGTGTCCAGGTTTGAAGAACGACTGGATGATCTGAGCTGTACGTTATCACCATTGGTCGAAAAAGGCATTAGTCGCGAAGGTGACAAATTAATATTGGCTACGATTGCCGCATTAAAGAGTTGTGTTGAAGATACAAGGGATCAAGGCTTTCTTATCTTAGAGGAAGTGATAGGAGCCAGCCAGAATCCTGATCATCTTAAGGCTTGGCTTGATGATTTTGATAGCCAGATCAGATTGATGGAGCCTGATCCATATTGGATATTGTTGACGCATAGTGTAACCAAAGGTGAAGAAATAAACGGCATTATTTCTCAAATGTGGGATAATATCGAAAATGTTGCGGAGTGTGCAAGGTATTATATCAATAAATATGAGGTAACAAATGAATTGGCAGACAATAGTCAAGACGAATTAAAAACATCAACTGAAGAATTTCCAGTCAGGCGTCAGTCAAGGCACAAAGCAGGGGATTTCTCTCGTCTTATCCAATATGGGAATAAAAAGAAGCTATTGAAGAGACTTCATCAGCTAATCGACGGGCAATCTGGTGCAAACGTCGGATCTGTTATCAGAAAAGCAATTGATGAGGGTTATCTTAGGATGGAGCCGACAAGGGCTGACTTTGAATCCGAGTTCAGGCTAATTGGATCATGGCAAGCAATACACAACTATTTTCACTTTGAGGCTGACAACGGAAAACTTATAAGAGCAGAGAGAATTGTGATATTCTGAGTATCCTTTTTCAGGCATTTTTTTGATGCAGGTTGATGCAGATTGACATAAATCTGCATCAACCTTTTTTATTTGCATCATTCAGAAAAAAAAGTCAATTTTGCAGCGTCAAAGTTCGGAGACTTATCCAACTACTGAGCAATGACCGCCCCTGAGCGACCAGAGAGGATATAAGGATAAAGCGGATGGGGAAATGAGAAATGAACATAAATAACATTTTAAAAACTCAAAGTAACACTCTGCTAATAGTTGATGCGGCAGATCTCAAAGAGGCAATCCTCGAATGGGCTCACGAATTGCAGGAAAAGGCCAAAGATGCGGAGCCTGAGAAGTGGCTTACCGTACCCGAAGTGAAAACAATGCTTCGTATTTCCGACCAAACCTTATGGCGATGGCAGACAGCAGGTTATCTTGTTCCATTCAAAGTCGGAAGGAAAAGGCATTATAAGTATTCAGACGTTAAAAAGATACTTAACGGAGTTAATACGTAGTATTAAGTTTGAGTATAATTAATGTAATCATAGTAAAATTGGTCACCGGGAAAAAAAGTATATCGTATATTGGCTTACGTGCGCGAAACATTATGGTGGAGCAATGACAAAAAGGCTAAGATCTTTTCAAAGTGTCAGACCATATTCTGTGTAGGTCAGATCAGTAAATAAATAATTAGTGCGTATGAGCAGACGAGACAAAGGGGTAATCATAAGTAATTCCATCGTAGAATTGTTGAGAAAAGCAGATAAGACCGCAATGACAATCGCGGTACTTTATATCTGTAACTATTGGGAAAGTGGGGCTTTGCCGCCATCAGATTGCAATGAGGATGCAAAAGCCTTGTTTGAGGAATGGCTTAAGTCAGACAGTAAGATTAATAATTTCAAGTGGAATGAGACGAAAGTATGAAGGGCAAATTGTTACTATCTAATAACGTTTCCATTCTGTACCATCAGTTAGAGGGGATGGAGCGTGTCCTGTTTATGGATGCAGTCTTTGATTATCACGAAAACGGGAACGAACCAGGCGAAGAAGTTGGCCGCTGTGTGTTAATGGCTTTCGAGTTTTTTAAGGTTGAGTATGACAAAGACCAAGATAAATATGAGGAAAAATGCGATATATTACGCAATAATGCCCGTTCAAGAAAAGCAGATGCAAGCAGATGCAAGCAAAAGCAACCAAATGCAAGCAAAAGCAACCAAATGCAAGCAGATGCAAGCAAAAGCAACCAAATCGAAAGCAATAACAATTACAATTACAATAGCAATGTTTCTAATGAAACAGAAGAATATAAAGAAGAAGCGGGCAAGCCGCTTTCATCTTCACCCGCCCTTCTGTCTGAGAGATACACAAAGTTTATTTCTTGGTTTGTTGAGAATTGCCCCCATTTGAAGAAGATGGAGCAGCCGACAGAAGATCAATTTTTCAAGTTGCTGGAGAAGGCAGGGAACGCGAACAAGTTGCAAGATATTCTCCTGGCTATGGAGAACAACAAAGAAACGCCATCAAAGCGAAGAAGTGTATATCTTACCGCAATGAATTGGCTTAATAGGGACTTAAAGAAATAACTGTTATGACAAAGGATTTATCACAGGCAATGCTTGAACTTGTTGACAAGGAATGTGAAAGGGCCGTTATAGGTGCTCTTATCACTCACCCGTCTTGTTATTACGAAGTTGGGAACATCTTGAAAGCAGATATTTTCACGGATCCGAAATATAGAGCAATATTTGAGGCCGTTTCCTATATGCTTTTTAACGGGCAAGCAGTAGATCTTGTTACTCTTTCAACCTATATGATGCAGAATCCGGTCAAAGGTGTAACAGTGGAACCTTACGAAATAGCGGATATTTCTTCAAGTTGCATAACATCGGCAACGGTATATTATAACGCCACCAATCTTAACGATCTATGGCAACGCCGCCAGGTATTGCTTAATCTTCACAATCTTGCAGACGGAGCCGCTGACAGGACAAAGGACATAACCGATACCATAAGCGAGGCAGCGGAGAAAATGCAGTCTATTTCCGACAATGCAGTAACGGACATTTCGACAGCAGCAGACGCACTCGACGAATTGGAGTCAATGCTTATAGCACAGACTCAGGGCGAAGGAGCAGGAGCCAAGACTGGCTTTATGTGCTTTGATGAACGTGGAGGCTTGAAACCTACCCACTTGAACGTTATAGGAGCCTACCCTGGACAGGGTAAAAGCTCTATAGCCCTGCAAATGGCCATCAATGTTGCAGTAGAAGGAGATCCTATAGCCTTCTATACGATGGAAATGAGTAAGGCCGAACTTATGGCAAGGGCAGCTGCAGCTGACGCAGGGCTTAACGTTTCGACCATGCTTAACAGCCCTGAACAGCTGACACAAGAAGAATGGCAGCGTTTCAGAACCTCAAAAGCAAGGCTGGCAAGATTACCGATTTATTTCAACGAGAAAGCCACCACGTCTATAGAGGATCTTCTTTGCAGTGCCAGGACATTTGTAAGGCGCAACAAGATACGTGGAATTTTTGTAGATTACTTACAGATAATGAGTACCAGCAGACGTGACAAGAAAGCAAGCCGTGAAGAGTTTTACGGTGATGTGGTGCGAATGTTGAAGAATCTTGCAAAGCAGGAAAATATATTTGTGGTCCTCCTTTCCCAACTATCCCGTGACCATGACAGCAAAGAACCTTCACCAGATTATCTAAGAGGCAGCGGGCAAATCTTGGAGGGGTGCGATAACTGTTATCTGATATTCAGGCCGGAGGCAACGGGAAGCAGATATAGCGGCAAATATGCCAACGCAGACCCTAAAGGAACGGCTCAGATACAAGTCTGCAAGTGTAGGAACGGCCAAGTTTGGCAAAAGTATATATTGGGCTTCAAAGGTGAACAGACACAGTTCTTTGAACTAAGCAGCGTCCCTTCATTAAGCCCCTATTCTCATAAATCAGAAAACGAACCATTTTAATAGTAACGGCTATGAAGTGTATAGAGTGCGACAGTATGGCTTGCAAGCAGTTCTTTGTCAAACATGATCTATGGACTGGCTACTGTAATAACAAAGACAGCCCGAAATATGGCTCAGTGGTGACGAATAATGATAGTTGCACGCCACAAACGCCACTTTTTTAAGGCCGCTGACAGCATTTCGCCACGCATTCGTGCAACTTATACACCGACAAAAAGAAAAACGCTCAGAAACGCTTATTTATAAGAAATTATGCGTATCTTTGTAACGATTATTTTTTAGGATAACAATAGAAGGAATTTATGAACGAAAACACAGCATTTGAAAAGCAGCTGGAAGAGTTGAGAGCCTTGCAGCCGCAGCCGATAACCTTCAAAGGAAAGGTGCGTAAGGTGCATTTCTTCAGCAGGGAAACGGCAGAGAGATTTAACGGAGTGCTGGAAACGGCCTCAGAGAGTGACACAATGAAAGACCGCCACCGTAGGGAGGTGTGTTTGTTGGCTATAGTGCTGGCAGATCTTCACGGCAGCTTTCCATATTTTCATGGGCTACGCCGCTGGATATGGGAGAAACGCCTGACTCATAGCAGATACAATGAAGTAGAGGCTATGCAGCTACTTGAAGCAGCAGTACAGCGTATTCAGCAGGGCAAAGTTTTAGAACTTCATATCGCTTTGACAGCGGCACAGATGCAGGCCACTATCGAGGCCATGAACAGCGAACGCGATACTTTACGGGAATTTTTCGAGCAGAAACAAAAAACATGGGAAGGAGAATAATATATGGAAGACCAGGATAAACTATATTTGGAACTTGGGGCGAATGACAAATTAACCCCCATTATTGAGAAGATCCTGAAAGACTCAGAGAAGCTTCAAGAGAATTTCGACAACTTCAAGAAGATAACTATTAAGGACATAGCCCTTAGAGCAGACGGAGCCTTAACAGCCATCAAGAAGCAGATACAGGACAGCCTCAACGCTGAGCCTTTCACTATCAACATAGCCCCCGACATTGACACCAACAGAGTAAAGGAGGCAGCACGCGCCATCATAGAGGCACAGGAGAAAATCGTTAACGCAGCAAGCAAAGGTGTTACGATGGAGGCAGAAGCGAAGGTAAACACCACCACGACCGACACGACAGGAGCAAGCACGGCCAATACTCAGGCAGCGAGGGAAAACACCGAGGCCGTGCAGCAGCAAGCCAAGAGTTACGAAGAACTCAGGGCGCAAGTTGACGCCGTTCTTGGAAGCCTTACGAAGAATACGGCCACCATCGTAGAAGAAAAGAACGCACTCAGACTTATTGATCAGGAAATGAAGGTTATCAATAAGGACGTGGAGAAACAAGGCAGCATGACAGAGAACCAGCGCAAGAGGCTGGAACAACTGACAGCAGCCAGGGAGAGACACAAGCAGACCCTTCAAAATTCCACACAGTCGTTACGCAACGATATAAAGCTGGCACAGGCAGCCGACGGAAGCATGAACGAGTTATCGCAAAGCCTTGGACGCATGAGAATGGCATATCGAGCCATGACGGAAGATCAGCGAAACAGCGACTTTGGGAAGGAATTACTTGCAAGCATACAGAAGGCAGACTCCAAGATCAAGGAACTGGACGCAACCATCGGTAACCATCAAAGAAACGTCGGAAACTACCTGGGTAGATCTTACAACGGCCTTAACATGAGTTTGCAGCAAATTATTCGGGAACTACCTAACGCCAGTATGGGCTTTGGTATGTTTACTTTGGCTATCTCCAATAATATCCCTATCCTTGCAGATCAGATAAAAATGGCAAAGGAGGCAGCGAAGGCACAAAAGGAAATGGGGCAAGAGACAACGCCAGTTTGGAAACAGTTAACAAAGTCTTTGTTTAGCTGGCAGACTGCCCTTATAGTTGGAGTAACCCTTTTAACCGTCTATGGCAAAGAAATAGGAGAATGGGCGAAGCAGCTATTAACAGGCCACCGTGCAGCCATCAACGCAGCAGACGCAACGGAGAAACTTAACGAAGCCTTGGAGAAATCAGACGGCCATTTCTCAGATAATGCCATGAGTATAAAGAAACTGGCCTCAGAGTGGAGGGAACTAAAGAACGAGGCAGAGAAAACCGCTTGGATCGAGGCGAACCAGTCAGCATTCGACCAGATGGGGCTTTCTATTCGTGACGTGACTTCTGCAGAGAGGGCTTTTGTAGAATATACCCCCGCAGTTATCGAGGCTTTGAAGGCACGTGCAAGGGCTGAGGCTGCAAGGGAATTGGCTAAAGAGAAGTACAAAGAGGCTTTCCTGAAACGCGAAGAAGCAAAGCAGGAGGAAAAGAAAGGTGTGTCCCTTACTGATAAGATAGCAGGCAGTATGTCACAGATCAGCACAACGGGAACGGGTAACTTTGCAGCCCATCAGCAGGGGACCAGGGCCGAGGATATTGCTAAGGGACGCTTTGAGCAGCGAGTTAAGAACCTTAACGACGAAGCCGACACCTTGGAAAAGGAAATCGACGTTTATTATAATATCGCTCAGCTGGAAGATGAGAAGGCGAAATCAGAACTCAAACGGCTTGGAATCCTGAAAGAGCAGAACAAAACCCGAAAGGAGCAACTGCAAGCACAGAAGGCAAACCTTCAGGCACAACTCGACATATTGAATGAAGAAGAGGCCGCAGGGTCCAAGGGTGAGGAATTGAGAAAGAAGATCGCCGGACTCGACAAGCGTCTTTCTGCATATAGCACCACCAAAAGCGACAAGGCCGACAGAGAATCTGCAAGAGCAGCTGCAGCAGCCAGTCGGGAGGCTATTAAGGCAGGTGAGGCAGCAGAGAAACGCGCTCAGATCATAACGCGCCAGGGAATGCTGGCACAGAGAGCAGCAATAGACACGGAACTTGGTACCCGACAGGCTGAAATCGGTGCAATGGAGGACAGCACGGAAAAGATTTTGCTTCAAATCAAGCTCGAAGAAGAAAAGAAGATGGAGGCTATCAGACGCGAGTACGAAGATTTGAAGATTAAGCGTATCGAAGAGGCAAAGAAACTATGGGACGCAGACCCGAAGAACAAAGGCGTTAATTTCTATGAGTCCGAGGCATACAAGACGGCCTCAGACGATAGCCAGTACACACAGGCGCAGAAAGACAACCGCGAGGCACGGGAAAAAGAAGTATTGGCACAGACAACCCGCGCAATGGAGAAGGCAAAACAAGAGCGGCTTCAAATCATGTACGACTATCTGAAACAATACGGAACCATTCAGCAAAGACGTTATGCAATCGAGAAAGAATATAACGACAAGATCTTGAAGGCCACCGACGAGAACCAAAAGAAAATCTTGGAGAAACAGAAACAGGAAGCCTTAGCAAGAACGAATGCCGAAACTATGGCCATGAATATAGATTGGGGTACAGCTTTCAGCAGCGTAGGAACCGTTTTAAAAGACATAGCAAAGGAAACCTTGAAGGAAGTCGAAGCCTATATGCAGACGGCAGAGTTTAAGGCCCTGACACCCGAAAGCAAAAAGACCTATACTGACTTACAGAAGAAACTCCGGCAAGAAGGAGCCGCTGGCAGCGTTTCCCCCTTCAACTTCAAGATTTGGGGAAAGATAGACCAGCAAGTTAAGGACTATCAGAAGGCAGTCGAAAGGCTCAAATCGGCACAAAACGAACACACGGCAGCAGTTGAAGCCTTGAAGAAAGCAGAGAAGCAACTGGCAGAGGCCACCGACGATGCAGCCAAGGAGATAGCAAAGAAGGCCGTAGAGACTGCAAAGAAGCAAGTAGAAGAAACCGCTACCCAACAGCAGAGCGCACAGCAGCAAACGGACAAGTCCAAGCAGGATCTTACCGACAGCACAAACGCCGCTATTCAGGGGCTACAGAACTTTGCATCGTATCTTAACGAAATGGCCGACGGCTCTTTGTACGGCTTTGCCAACGGTATTTCAAAGTTGATAACAAGCCTTATGAAAGGCAGCGACGGAGTAGGAAAAGCCCTGGGAGAGTTAGGTGGGCAGATAGGAGGACTTATCGGAGCCATCTTGCAGATACTCGACGCGCTTGGTGATGATCCTACCAAGTTTATAGACGATTTGCTGAATCATGTAATAAGTGCAGTTGACGGAATCCTGAACCAAATCCAAACAGGCGAACTTGTAAGAACGCTTATTTCAGACATAGTAAATCTAATAACGACTCTTTTAACTAATTCATGGGAGGCAGCTTATAACTCGGTTATGAATCCATTTGCCGTTTTTGGAATAGGTGACTATGACCGTATTTTCGCAGGAAATAGCGAACAAATGGAAAAGGAAATCGAAGAGTTATCAAAGAGTAACGAAAGACTGGCTGAAGCTATTGAGAGCCTTTCCAAGAGAATCAGCGACAGCGACGCAACAAGCGAAGAGTCAGAGAAGGCCTTCAGGGAGGCTTACAAGGCAGAAAAGGAGTGGCAGAAGAACCAACGGGAAGCCATCGACAAACGCGCATCAGAGTGGACTAATACAGGCTACGGCTTTCTGAAACTTGGAGGAAAATCTTCTTTCAATGCCAATGCACCGGGCGCAACCTGGGAAGGCTGGAAAACGTTTAACCGAATCTTACAGCAGTACGGCTATAGCAACCGCGTTTCGTCTGCTGGTAGTTTTTGGCACTTGACCCCGGAGGAAATGAGGCTATTAAAGGACTTTGCACCGACTGAATGGAGGCAACTCTTTGATACAGACGGCCACCACAGCCCCGAAGATCTTGTTAATGAGTATATCGAGAGAGCCGGAAACCTGGACGAACTGACAAACGCCCTTAATGAGAAGTTGACGGGCTATGATTGGGGAAGTTTCAAAAGTTCATTTGTTGACACCTTGAAAGACCTTACAAGTACGACGGAAGACTTTGCGGATAATATTGAGGATCTGCTAACAAACGCAATTCTCAACAGCCTTGTAAACGAGACCTACAAAGACCGTATCAGGGCACTTTATCAGATGATCGCCGACGCAGCAAGTGACGAAAGCGAGGGAGGAAGCACTTTCACAGCTGGGGAACTCCAAGGAATCAGAGAGGCAAACGAGAATCTTGCAGAAGACCTTATCAACGCAAGAAACGCCCTTGTAGAAAGTGGAGTGCTGAAGGAGAAGTCAGACGGCAGTAGTTCCCGGGGCACTATCATGGGCGAGACCATCAGAGAACAGACTGCAAGCCTATTGGGAGGCTATATTAACGCCATTAGAGCCGACGTTTCTGTTGATCGTGAAATGATCGCGCAGTATTATCCGCAGTTCCTTGCAACGATGGGGCAATACAACATTATTGCACAAACGCAACTCCGACAACTTGAAGCAATCGCAAAAAACACATATACAACGGCAGAGAATACGGCCATGATAAAAGACATTTACGACACATTCCGAAGAGTTGTAAACGGAGCGGAAAGAATACATATCAAATAGACCGTTTTTATTCCTTCTATATCCTACGAAAAGGGGCTGGCCTTATATAGTGCCAACCCCTTTGTTTTTATGTGCTCAGATGGTTTTATTTATCCTTTGACATCATTTCAACAAGTGCTTTAACCTGATTTCCGCGCCATATACCACCGCGAGCAGTAACGAAGCCGTTTTCGTTAAGGTAGTCTGCAAGTTCCTTCATTGTTACATCAGTATTGAGGGCGTAACGGATTGCAGCGTAAGCCCGTCTGTTATATTCGTTATTCCTTGCTTTCTCTTGACGGACTTTCAAAGACTTTTCTCTGCAAGAATCGTCGAATTTATGAGTACCGCCCAATTTCACGCCCTTGGCCTTCAATTCTGCAAGAGCGGCCTTTGTACGGCTTGAAATCAATTCTCTTTCCTGTTGAGCCAATCCTGCAAAGACAGCAAGCGAGAGAGTATTAAATACGGGTAAGTCGCAAGCCTGGAAATCGACACCGTTCTTTTGTAGAGTGAAGATAAAGGCTATATCACGGCTAAGACGATCCAACTTCGCAATAAGTAGAGTGGAACCAGTGCGCTTGCACTCAGCGAGTGCAGCAGCTAATTGAGGACGTGAGTTATTCTTTCCGCTTTCCTTTTCCTGGAATGATGCAACGATAACGCCACCGTTTGAACGAACGTAATTTGTAACCGTTGCTTGCTGAGCGTCTAAGCCGAGGTTTTGACGCTTTGTCGATACGCGATAGTAGGCGATAAACTTTGTTTCCATATTGATGAATGTTTAATTATTGAACGATGCAAAGGTACAAATAATATTTGTAATACGAACGTTTTACAAACTTTTTTGCAGTTAATAAATATTAAATGCCTGTTCTGGTATATTCAGCAACCAAAGGAAAGTTGTATCTTTGCCGAAAATATCGGTTTTCAGTATGACAGAAGAAAGAGCTTACAACGTTATGACAGAGGCCGACCTTCATAGAAAGTGGGTTAATCTCAGACATCTTAAGGAAATGCTTTCGCCTTTCCTGTCTGAGTCAGATATTGACAAACTGGCAAAGAGTGAAAAACCGCCTTTTACTCGTAAGACATTCAGAGCAACTTATTTTGATGGTGGCGAGGTACAAAAATACATTGATAAGCACTTGAAAGGCAAAGTTAAGAAGGGCAACAGTCAGACATCAAGCCCCATAGAGCGTGAAAAGTGCTGAAGATCAGCGTTTTTTATGCCAAATCCTTGCAAGAAATACGCTTAAAATCCCATTTTTAACCCCAATTTGACCCCTTGAAAGGCCATTTTGAGGTATTTTCTGACCTCTCAACCCCCTAAGCGGGCATTTGAACCCCCATA